TCTGGTGCTTTCCTTGACAGCCAGGATCTTTTGGTTTCTGGCAATCGCAATGTTCGTACTCATACTTTCTACCTCATAGATTGTTTATACCCAGGCCCATCCGGGTATGTTTACTGTTTGTTGATACCATGCGCCGTCTGAGCCGTTATAGTTGGTGTAAGGCTCGTCTATATAGACCCCGCTTATGTTTTGCCGCCGGAACAGTGATTCGATCTGCCCGGCTAGGTCCGCCCCGGCAACTGTGCCGGAGTCCAGCGGGGTAAATACCTGTATTTTGAGCACCAGATTACGATGCCCGGCCTCGCCACCGGTGCCACCTACTTCGTCACTGAACGTATCGCCTAATACCGGATAAAACCGCACCCAGGCCGTGCCCGTGGTTGGCGTGTAGTCTCTATTCGGCCAAGCCACCGGGGTAGCATCCCAGTTTGTGTAAAAGTATTGCCGCAGTGCGGCCTCGATTTCTTTAGGCGTCATCCCAATACTCGCTACCTTGAAGGTTTTTGCGAAGGTGGTCTGCAAAACTTTGGAGATTAGCGGCAACCATGCCCTGCGGTGCTTGCTGACTGTGGCCGTCCTCGATCACAGAGGCGTATTCAATATTGTTGTAAAGGTTCCAATTCCAGTTCTGCGCATGTCCGGGGTCTTGAGGTTTGGGTACGGGATAACTCGCCTCGCCCTCTGCTGGCTTGTCCGTGGGGTCAAAATTGGGAGACAGGGACCAACCCGCCCGGAGCCGTCCGGTATCAACCGGCGTCATGTCCACAATGCCCTGCCATAGATCAATCAATGTCTTACGGATAACTTGGCTTGCATTGTCCGTGGCCGCGTCTGCCAGGGCGTCTAAGGCCCGCTCAAAGGCCACTGCGCTGTCATACATGCGATCCATTGCCATGTTATCGCCTGACTTGCATACGGTACGTGGCCCCGGCTGCGTCTTGCATGTAGTTCACAATCTGCCAATCCGTACCGTCTACCGTTACTGTTTCACCCAACTCCGGGATAATCTCTACCTCAGCCTGCCTCACCATTAGCCGCATATCACCGGCCTGGACAGTCGATCCCTCCCGGAACTGCCGGGTGTCCGTGGACATAATGCCTTCAAACTCATAGTCCGTGGCTGTGCCCCCGGTGTATGTGTCCGTTACCGGATCATAGGTTTGCCCGGTGGTCCGGGTGACGCTGCAAGTGACTGGGATGTCACCAGCTACTTTAAACCCGGTTCGGGTAGCGTTTTCGGCTATTGCGCGGAGGCTCATCTTAACCCCTCATCAACTGCACGTTTGCGCCGCTCTTGCGACTGCCAAAGTGCCGGATCATGTCCCACACATGGACCGGGATTGTGCCGGTCCGGTCCTGCTTATCCACCTTCAGAGATACCGCCCCTTCCACCTCAATCTCACTAAACCCGGCGGTATCCGGTACGGCCTGCGTGTCCGAGCTAAGCAGGTGCAGGGCAAGCTCACATTGTGCGTCAACAACGGCTTGAGGGATGGAGTCCTCGCTTACGGTATAAACCCGCTCATCTGTTAGCCATAGGCCGGAGCAAGTCCAATATTGCGTACCGTCGTAGCAAATGCCCCAACGCGGCCACTTTAGCGCCTGATCTTCGTCTGTGAGCCAGCCCAGCCAGTCAACATAACTGCCCATTATCCGTGCCGCCTGGACCAATGCCGCCCGTTTGTCCGGGTCCGTGGCGTCGTCCCATGTCGTAGTATGTAGACGTGCCTCCATGTAAGACTCGGCATCTTCCATGCTAATCCAGGTGTTTGCCCCGGCCACAATAGAGCCATCTTCAACTATAAGTGTCAGTGCCATGCCATGCTCCTCAATAGTAGCATTCGCTATGTTCTAAAGTGTCCAGGTAGTTCAGCAATTCGGTTGTATCCTCACGATCCAGGCACGGCCCGCCGGCGCGGTTCCGGAATTGGGAAACCACATTTAGCGCAGAACCATGCCGATTCCGTCGGAGCCTGCGACCAAGACATTTCCCGGGCGGTCATTAGTTCATCCAACGCGGATTGCTCGTATAATTGCGCCCGGTCCGCCAGATCAGCCATGCAGCCTCCGCCATATCCATTCATATTTCAGAGCAATGTTTTTAGCCACCGTTTGCGGCACTCTCGCACAGCACAGACGGCAGTAAACGTGCAGCGGGTTCAGGTGGTGCTGTATCCAGTCACGCACTTTTCTCCCTACTGTACTTAGTCTTTTTCAGGGTCTTCTTAGGTTTTTCCTTTTCCGGCTTAACCTCGGTCCAACCAAGCGCCTTTAACGCTTCCACCCGGCGACTGGGCACATCATGAATTTCATATTCCCCTTTTCGGTTAGGGGTCGGGGATTTAAGTTTCTGCATGTGTTTACTCCTAAAAAAAGGGGGCGGGGGACTTGCCCCTAACCCCCCTCTATTAATGTAGGCCCATCACCGGTTACCCGAGCAAAATAGCTGCATGTTCCGGCTTGATGAGCTTATAGCCCCAGGCGAGGCCAACTTCGTACTTAACCCGCCTATACTGGCGATACATGGCGACCTGGAAGGCCAATCCGGATACCGGGTCCACAATTTCCATCACATCGTCAGCGGCGTCACCGCCCTGCGGCATGGCCGGGGCGCGGGTTACCAAATGCACAGCACTCTGGGCAAAAGCCATATTCGCCACAAAGTTACTGTCATTCTGGGTTACGCTGGTTCCGCCGGACACATCTTCCATCAGGCCCGGCTCGGCAATTTCCACGTCCCCATTAGCGTCGGAGGCAATAGATACGTTGCTGTCATTGACAACCATGTAATTATGGTCGCCGATGGTGATGAAGTTGCCTGTTACGATGGTAACCGCATCGGTGGCGGAGGCTACGCTTACCGTGGTTGCACCTTCGGAGTGGTTGCCGTTTACGGTAGTTGTGCCCGCAGTGCCCTCAGAACTGTTATCCTGGGTCTTGATTTGCCCGGATTCCCGGAGTTCAAAGCCATGAATGTCAAGCAGCACACCGTCACGCAAGGTCCGGTCAGTCCCGGCCTGGTTCACGTTGGTAAGCTGTGCCAGACTGCGGAGATTAGCCCCCGCCGATGTATCGAACACACACTTGAGTGCATCCGTAGGGGCGCCATTGTCCTTGAGTATCTTCAGCACCTCGGCCATAGCGCTCAGGTTCGATCCGAACGGAGTAGTCCCGGCGGTTCCATAAGCGCGGGAAAATCCAGGATATACACTTGCAACGTCAGCTTCGACTTCGTTCACCAAAGCCCGCATGGCCTGGGCAAAACGGTGGGTTTGCACCTGGTCATAAAGAGCAACCCCGCGCTGTTCCTCCCCAGTCCACCGGACCGGAGCAGCCTTGGCCTTGCTGATGCTCATGTCCACAGTATCAATGGTCATATCCCCACTATCTGCCGGGTTATCACCGGGGGAGATACTTTCCGTGGAGACTTCCGGGACCACCGGGGAGCTGACGGTCTGGCCCTTGGCCGCGCGCTCTGCACTGGAATCCCGGCTTACCGCCGGAATCAGGCCCACAAGTTCGCGGGACACAATGTCCAGGGCAGCATAAAGAGTAGGGATTAGTCCTGTAAGAGTATTTGCCATTTCAACACCTCATAAAAGTTATTGGTCTGTTATCTGGCCGCCTTTGTCGATAAAGGACTTCTTTTCGGCAGCGTCCATGCTGTCAAAGTCCTGGCGGCTTACGGTTTTGCCCCGTGTGGGATTATTAGCGCTAGAGCTAGTCCCACCGCCGGGCAAAACATCCGGTTTATAAAACTTTGGTTTTGCCTCTTTAAAGTCCTTGGCAAAAAAATCTTCTGGAGTAAGTGGCGATGTCTCACCCTCCCGATCCAAAACAAGAATATTTCCTTCGTCATCACGTTGAAATCGGTTCCAAGTGATGGTCAGCACATCATCAACATCTGCGGGGTCAACACCCGCCTGAAGTGCAGAATTTTTGACCTTTTCTTTGAGATACAGGTTATCCAGTTGACTATTGAGGTTTTGTATCTTTTCCTCGTATTTCTGTTTCTCCTGTTCTCGCTCTTTGCTCCACTTCTCGCGGAGCTTCTCAAACTCGCCATCTTTACGGAGCTTCTCGTCCTCAGCTTGCTTTTGTTTTTCTTTAAGCTGCTGATACTCGTTCGGGTCAACATTTTCATATTGCTTTAGAAGCTGCTGCTTCTCCCGTTCAAATTTCCGGCGCTCCTGTTCAAGGCGTTTCTTGACGGCCCTGTCAATCTGTTCCTGGTTCACTTGTTCGCCCTGCTGTTCTTCACCGGTGTCCTGATCCATCGTTTCCTGTGTCTGATCGGTAGCATCTGCCATGATTTACTCCCCTTGATTTCCGCTCAAGTCGCGTGAGTTTCCTTGATTTCCGCTCAAGTCGCGTAGTTAAACAAAAAAAATAGCCGCCTAAAACAGTCTTTAGACGGCTAAAACATACCCCAAAAAGGCTAACTGTGTATAGTCAGGACTAGACTAAATGCAACGCTGTTCCCTTTTAACGACGTATTGAATGGTTCCCTGCATTACTTCCACAGTCGTCCAGCGGTAGCCACACTTTAGGCATTCCCGTTGTCGTATGGAACTATCACAACTCGGCCATGTTTTCCGTATTCTGGAATCACCGTCACACTTGGGGCACTGCATTAGATCACGTCCTCCTGCTTCTCGTTACTCAGCCCGTCCCAGCCTTTGTTTAGCTTATACACCCGGCCCCGGCCGTCGGCCAAATCGTCAAAGTTCAACTTGCCCTTGCGGATCAGGTCGGCCCTGGTCTTGCCCACAATCTCGACCTGCCGCTTGTATGGCAAACCACCAAAGAAATCTCGGTAGTTGCCCTTGAACTTGCCCAGTGTCTCGGCCACGGCCCCACCGGTTGCCACCTGCCCGTCCCGTAAGACCCAATTACGCAAGGCCGGTTCCATCTCGTCTATGTTGACGCCTAGATCGCGGTAGGATTTTGTCAGGTAACGCCTACAACAGCGGCATGATAAATGCCTTGGGATTGGGATGGGGTCGTCAATATCAAACCGTTGCCCGTCCAGACTCGCACACCTGATACAAGCCCTGTTATCCAATATTGCAGACCACTCCCATTCTTGCTGCAATACATCCCGGTTCTGGTCAGCAACCGCCCATGCACCCCGGTTGTTCATCTCCTGCGTCTGCGTCCGCACCAAACTAATGACATCGTTTCGCGCCCCACCCCAGTTCTGCTCAACACGTTGTACCAATTTTTGGTACGACTCACCCCGGAGCAACCCGGCGTCTATGTCCTGCTTCACCCGGTCAATCAAGTTGTGATCGAAAGCATTTTTGACTACCTCGGCGGCCTGCAAGCCACCAAGCGGGGTTTGCACCATTGCCCGCAACTGCTCCGGGCTAGGCTCCACATTGTTAAACCCCGGCATAGTCCCGTCCACACTGAATATGTCGTTATATTCCTTAATCGTGGACTGCGCAGCAGTCGTGGCGATATCGTCCAAGTCCTGGCCTAGCTGCTGCTTGATGCCCACCGTCATATCCTCCATTTCGCCTAATAACGACGTAAGCCGGGCTTCGTTCCAATCGGTCAGCTTCCGGGCCTTGCCTCGCGCGTCAAGTTCGGATATTATTTCCCCACGGGCTTGGTCCACGGTCTTTAAGACCTGTTCAAGTTGCTGATCTTCCCACCGATCCAGGCGCAAGCGCCAGTTGACGGACCGGGCGAATATGTATTTGTCAATCCTCTCTTGGGTGTCCATGATTTACCTGCACATGACTAAATGTCGTCTCGAAAAACAGCGACAATACCTCCTGCACCGTATCAAGACGGCCCTCCCGCTCCGGCCTCACGAGTGGTCAATAAAGACCCCCCAAGACGGCCCACAGTTCGGTTTTCCGACTCCAGGCGTTCAATCTCGGCATCAACATCAAAGTCCTCCGGCATCCAGCCCCACTGATGAAGCATCCGGAGAAACGTCTCCCGACTCAGGTCACGATTCCGACGAATATCCACAAAAGCCCTCATCAACTGATCGCTGATCTTGGTTTCGTTA